CACTTGCTCTTCATATGAAATTGCAGTGTTGCGAGTAGACTGAGCCCCTAGAAATATTGCGCCTCCGAAAGCAAGAACACATGCAAGGATAATACCGATAAGTTTAATGTCATACTTCTGAAACATTTATGGCTCCTTTTTAATAGTTATTTTCTGATAGGTATATTGTATCATTTTTTTTCTTTTTTGTCAACAAATAAAAAATAGGGACACCATTTGGATATGGTGTCCCTATTCTTACTCTTCTGATTCAGACTCTTCAAGAACGGCCTGTTTAACCTTCTCTTTCTCTTTTCGAGCAGCCCTAATTAGATGGTCACTCTTTCTTGGATTCGAAGGTTTACCTGTCTTAGGAGCCTTCTTTGAAAACTTCTCAAAGGGTTCAAAATCCGAATCTAGAACATCGTGCATTACATACTCCTTTGTTTGGTGTATAGAATTTGTTGGAGCGCCTAGTAGGATTCGAACCCACAACCTAGAGGATAGAAGCCTCTCGCTCTTTCCAGTTGGGCTATAGACGCATATTAATATTACTTACCAGGTGTTGGAGTCGGGATGTTTAAATCCTGACCATTAACTACCCAAAAAGTAACCTTACCTGACTTAACAGCATCATCAAGAACTGCTGCCATACCACCCTTACTAGCAAGAGAATCAGCTCGCTTCAAGTTAGCCTCTGCCTGATACTTCGCGGCATCAAGTTGCTGCTTCGCTGTTTCAACTTCCTAGAATCAAAACAAAAAGCGTCACTACCGCAAGAATTGCCATAGTAAATCGACTCATTCTTTCTTCTTTTATCTCTTTATCAAAAAGACTCTATTGGTCTTTTAACGCATTTGGTGGGCCCAGTAGGATTCAAACCTACAACTTTTGGATTCGTAGTCCAAGTCTCTATTCATTGAGTTATAAGCCCATTGATAAGAACTAGATAAAGAAGAAGATAGCTAAGGTAGCGAAATTCTTTCCTAACACCGGCCCGGTGGCTGCTATCTTCTTCCTTATTTAGTCCTTATCATTTCTTTTTCCATTTATATCCATAAGCCGTTGATCTTTTCCCTCGCACAACTTCATTTATTTTAGAAGTCGCACTTGAAGCTTGACCTTTTGCTTCTCCTTGTTCTACTAAATATCTTGCCGCAGCCGCCTGAGATTCAAAAGATTGAATATAATTATTGTCTTTATCATACTGTTGAACTTCTTCTTTGTAGACTCTATCAACAGTAATCCCATTCTTTCTAGCTATCTTCCGCACAGTTTCTTCGCAACACCCAAGTTTTTTTGTAATTTCTTTTACTTTTTCTCCTGCTTCAAGGGCAATCTTGATTACTTCCGAATCATAAATACAAAACCCTTTGCCTCCTAATGTAGAATTATATCCATTATGATAAGTATTGTGTTTATTAATCCAATATATTTCAGCTATATCTACTGTTTCTTGGTCTCCTTCGATTGTTTCAATTTCTTTAATGGTAAAATTCTCTTCTCCATATTTTCTAATTGCCATGTGAAAATGAAAATTAGAACCTTTATTTGCATCAACAATATGTCGAGCAAATCGTTGATCAGGAGTGAGAGTAGTTTGTCCAATATACTGTTTGTTGTTGACTAAATTAATAACTTGATAGATTGTTGATTGCATAGTAGACCTCCTATTTCCTTTATTTCTTCTACTATACATGTAGTTTCTTTGGGATAGTTTATCCAACTTTGTCCCAAAATTTAATAGGCGCTGCCTTGCGGCTTTGGTGGTTGCAGCTACCAGGCCTGCTTATATGTAAGCTCCACTCCGGCCAAATATTTAGTCGCCTATCAGACCTAATTTTGTCGATGTTTCAATCGGTCACATCTAACATCCAAGTCACTTGTTTCACCCGTTATCATTTTTTCGACTCATGCTCCTAACAGATGACAAAAGGCTGAGTCTCAGACTGGATATTTTCTGCCAGCCACAGGATAAGAACCGGAGTTCCGAACAATTCGGACTGCGCCCCCTTCTTATCATGTCATATGTTCCCACAGCGGTGGACCGATAGTGATTGCATCCCGCATCCTTCTATCTACATCTTAAGCCCAAAATTGAGGTGGTACTAGTACCACGCCTCCACCAACCTGCATTCCCGCAGGATTTTGAAATCACCCCACAACACTTGTGATTCCGTAGTAGCCCCTATTACCATATACACCCCAATTACTCAGTGTGTGTCTGCTACCTTCCCAATTATTATTATGGCGGTCTATACGAAAATTGAATTCGTTCTTACACCTTGACAGGGTGTCGTGCGCGCCAGTACACTAATAGACCATATGGTGCTCACTGAGAGACTCGAACTCCCAACCCTCGGTATGTAACACCGAAACTCTAGCCATTGAGTTAAGCGAGCAGATAAAATGTATTTCTCATTTCCTTATACGCTTATTATATCACAAATTTTTGTGAATGTCAATAAGCAATATTTTATCTAAGAGGCACAGATTGATTTCTCAATCTGTGCCCTATAGTTTTATGGTTAAAACGTAACCTTCTCGATTGTCTCGACAAGTCCCGCTCCACCAGTTTCAAGACCATTCATGACAAGAAACACCTTGTCAGAGATAGTTGAAAGATGAAACTCTCGGCTATCACGGTTCTGCAGAGCAGTCTGTCCGTAACCACCAAGGTCAATCTCATAGCCGAAGGAGTTGGCTCCTGTGCGACGATTATAACCACTCCATACTCGCTGCCCGCCGTAGCGCATCCAGGTCTGCATGTCAGAAACAATAATCACACGGTCATGCTTTCCACTAAGAGCATCGAATCCGGAAGGAAGGTTAGTCCCACATCCGAGTCCATCACCAGTGGCAAAAAACTTAGCAATTTCAAGAAGAGGCATATCTGCATTCACACTAAACTTGCGAGCGTGAGTTCCAAACTTCACAAGTTCTGAATCTGGATTCTTCTTAAAGAGCATTGCACCAAGCATCGCACCTGCGTCTACCATTCGCATCTGAGACTTATCGCTCATAGTCGTATGCATAGAACCAGAAATATCAAGTAGAAGTCCGGTTGAACCTTCCAACTCGGGAACATTTACAAGAGAGATTTCTGCCGCACGGTTAATTGCAGTAAGAATCTTCTGTGGAGCAGTCGCTGCACGCACTCCGAAACTCCCATAACGGTTGTTACCCATGAAAGTCTGGTAAGCCGCAAGGAAACGGTAAGGGAAGAGACGAGAACGCATAATCGCATCAGTATCAGTAAGCTGAACTGCAACTGCATTCATAACCTCTGAATCTCGTTCGCAGTTCTCGATAATGTTGCGAAGGTTGCGCAAAAGCGCCATAATTCCCAACTTATTCTCTAGAACAAGAGAACGCCAAGACGCAGCCTTGTCCTTGGAGGCAGAAAGAGCAACTTCCCAAGTATCTGCTGAACTAATAGTGCCATTCATAAAGGCATTAACTGCCGCAGACTTAGGGTGAACAAGGTTAATAGCATCGTACATATTAACCTCTCTATCTGTACTCTTGTACTTAGCAAGAGTTTCTGGCTTGAATACAGCCAGCTTATCCGCGATTCCTCGCTTCATAGCATTAGGAATAGGCTTTCCATCTACTCCATAAGCAGCAAGAATAGACAAAGCATCATCTGGACGAACTACTACTGCACGATAGAAAGCTCTCTTCTCAGGGAAGCTTGCTCCAGCAAGGGCTGCCGCCGCAAGGTGCGTAATAGAACGCATACCAAAAGTGTCACGAGCATAGATTGCGGCCTTAGCTGCAAAAAGTGGGTCTACCTGACCCATAAGTCCCATTAAACGAGTAGTCTGAGCATCTGCCCTCTCGTAATACTTATCTTCTGCAAGAGAAGTAAGTAGAAGAGAAACGAGTTCACTCTTCGCGCTTAGTGAGTATCCAACTCCACCTGCCTTGTTTACGTCCTGATTCATTGGACGGGTACGTACTGCATTTACGTTTGCCACGCTCACCACTCCTTTCAAGAGGGTATCTCCTTTTATGTCTTTTATTTTTATATAGGTTGCGGGAATTCTAGATACGGTGTATAATATATCAGAAGTTTATAGATTCAGATGAAGTAACCGCATTCTTCACCACGCAACACAAATCATATTTTCAGGGAATTACTGATAACAGAGTCTTTTTGACCAATGCGTCTGCCATTTCCGCCATAGACACTGACACAGTGTCTAGAGAGATTCGAACTCTCACGCCTTTACAGCCCCGGTTTTCCTATGAAGTAGCTGTTATACTCACCACTGTAAATATTTTAATCTTTGGAGCGAGTGACGAGATTCGAACTCGCATGTGTTACCACGTCTGCTTGGAAGGCAGGGGACCTACCACTGGTCAACACTCGCATTTATACTATCTTTTCCAGATGTAGTTGTTAATACAACTGAATCGTCTAGAACGTTAATATTCTTATTAGCATTTGTGTCAACGAAGAAACAATTTGTACTAGCAGCTGAACTTGTTCTATAAGTGCCCATACTACTACTCAAAGTTTTGATACCTCCACTATATCCAACACTATCATAGCAGAAAGTATTTCCTGAAGGAATTCCAATGGCGGCACCCTGAGCAAAACTTGCCTCATCGGCAGCCATAAATACAAATTCCGCTCCATGCTCACGCACAGTGGAAATCTTTCTTTTGATATCTGCATGACTTCTAACTATTCGAGAAGCATTTTCCGCACCATCAGTGATGATTACGAAAATAGTCTTTTCATTTCTATCTTTGTCGAAATACTCTGTAATTCCTAAATTGATAGCATCAAATAAAGCAGTGCATCCTCTTGGTGCATAGACTTTGTTTGTCAACTTAGGGACATTATGTAGTGGTCGCCGCACATAAGGCATTTCAAAAGCAGTATCAAAAAGAATCAGTGAGACCGAAGCCTTACCTTCAATCTTTTTCTGCTCATCCACAAAACTATTAAATGAGTTGATTACTTCTGCTGCCGTCCCCATCATACTTCCACTCATATCTAGAATAGCTACAATATGAGTCGGCTTAATCTGAGGAAGTTCCTGACCACATTCCGCACAATACTTTCCTGCCATTTTCTTTCTCCATTCTGTTGGTGACTTAGATAGCAAAATTGCTACCTAAATATAGCAAAACAATCTCATTGACACAATTAAGTATATAAGATTGTCTCTTATGTAGAGGCAAATATCTGATTTACAATACATAAGATGATAATTTTAGAGAAAATTACAGAGAGGTTTTGTTGCTGAAGTTAGACCAGCTATAAATTAGTTGAAGTAACTCATCTGTTCACAACTCAAATTTATTTAGTTAATTAATGTGCGGAGCTTGTTTTGTAACATACCTCCTAAATCGGCACCCTCCGCGACTGGGTCTCCGCACATTGGACAATCTACCAAACTTCCCATACAACATCACAAACTTTTTTATAAGTGCATCCTGCGGGAAGCATGCCTTTGTAACGTCGAACAGCTCGGTTGGCACTTTCCCGAGCCTCTTTTTTTGGATAATAAGAAAGATTAGCACGAATCTTAAATCCTTCTGGATATTGAGATTTCCAATCTTTTGAATTATCGTTAGCACGCCAACGACGATTTCTATACCAATCTTTTGTTTGGTATTTTTTAGCTATTGGTTTCATCATACCTCCTAATATAGTTGTCTATACTAGAAGCCAGCCTCCGGACAAATGTAAAACTCACCCTGGTCTTTCATTATCTTCTCCTTTCAGGAGATATAGTTTATGTGGTGGGGAATCTTGGAATCGAACCAAGTATGAAGTAGCTTTATACTTTACTACTTACTTGCGTAAGAGAATCCTAGATAAGGAATATGTCTTTTCAGACTCCGACTAGATGCCGGATTGCGCGCCATGCGCAGATTCCCCAAAATTCAAGCTTTGAGAGAATTCCGATAAGGGTGTTTTTTCCGATGTATGAAGTAACCCTCAATCTCACTACTCAAAACATTTTATATGGTGGACCGTCAGAGAATCGAACTCTGCTGCTATCCTCCTTGCAAAAGAGGCGACCACTCCATGCAGTCCCACAGCCCATAAACTTAAACTAACCTGGTTTTTAACCCCACACTCGCATACTGGAACTTTGTTATTCACTATCGGTTCTCTCGGATTCTACTCTTCCCGTAGGAATACTAACGCGCTATCCGGTATGACTTATCCCAAAAATGCGCTATGCTCGCCTGGCGCTACATTATCACACCTGACTTACGTGGATTCTTTTGACCGCATCTGCCATGAACTAGGGACTTGCATCCCGCAACCATAGTTTAAGTTGTGACAGTCTTTTATTTTTGCGCCTAGGATTCTGTCAGACTAGGCGGGACTCAATCAAGTTTGAGTTCGAAACCCGAGGGTCGGGAACTATATCAAGATATAAATCACTCTAGCACCGAAGTGCTATCGTTAGGTATGTTTGTGAGTCTGGAACCGCGCGATTCCAAATCAAAGGGTTGGGTCTTAGTATACCACAGAGCTGGATTTTACAGATAGCTGGCTCGACCTAAGAGGGCTACTCATATAGTGGAGGTATGGTTTGCGGCCAGCGTCCTAGCTATATTTTGGCTTACTCAACTCCATCCGTGGAGTTCCAGCTAAGGAAGTACCACAGCAAAACATGCCTAACGATAAAACTTCGATAAAATGGTCGCGATAGCGCAGGAATCGAACCTGCTTTATCCCTGGGTTATGAGCCCTGGTGGAATACCAACCCCCCGCCCGCAATGTTTCTGTTTTATATTTACCCCATAATTTGCACCAGGCGGTTCTAACTTACTCTTATAGCGAAGAGTGAGATAAACACAAAACAGTTAATACTTAATACTAAACTTAAATCTGATGACCGCCGTTCCCCTGGTATAGGCATTATGCAGGGAGGCACTATCCTCAATTAGCATAAACGGCTCTTAACCGCATCTTCTCCTAGCTTCTGCTTTAAACGGAGTCGAACTTCAAAAACTCAATATTTAACTTATCGTAGTCTAGGCCTTCGCCTTGCTAGATTTCAACTTCAACAATTTTCAGTCACAGTTCAAACAGGTCTGAGCAATAAGGAGCGACCTTAGAGCTTCCTGAGCGTTTCACTGGGTCATCGGCTTTGCAGGCCTCACCAGGAATAATACTGGAGGGATTGTCTACCCTCAAATTTCACCCACCTTTCAGAATATACTTTTTATTATAATCTCGAAAGGCATTGTTGGCCTTTTATGTTATCTAAAATATAAAAGTTATCGCGTTTTGGGCTACTTTTCCAGCAAACTTGTCTTATACCCACATCCCTCTTTGTGGTTCACCGCGAATTGGCTTATTGATGTTTCCTAGGTCTGATATGGGCATCACCCGCATATCCTAACTAGGATTCTTCCTCGCATGAGGCGTCTATTACGTCAACGACAAGAATCTGACTTTTTGTTGCGTCTTATCTAATACATCACTTCTTTTGAATTGGGAGTTTCTCCCTCCGCCTTGTCATATCGCTAGGATAGGCAAGCCTTCATCAGAAAAGTATCCTTTTCCTTAGGACTCCAGTTCAGTGATTCTCGGCCTACTGGCATGTAGGTTTGCACCGAGTTAAACTGATAAGTTAAATATTGAGTTTTCAAAGTTCATTTTTAACTCTTAAAACATTATACCATAATTATTTGAGAAAGTCAAATAATTTTTGTGGGATTTTGTTTTTTTGTTCCCACACATAACGTAGCAGTTAAGTTACGTCTAATCTTGCTTAAGCTGCAACCGTAAAGATAAACTTGTTGGTACAAGGAATGGACTTGACAGTCCCGTCCTCAGCAGTAATCCCAATATCTCCTGTGCAAACAAGAATATTGGTGTTCTCTACAAACCGCATATCAGCGCCGCACTTGCGACACTTCTGTCCCTTTGGGACACGTACCTTGCGAGGCTTTACCGGCTTGGCGCCAGCGTTCAAGAAAGCCTGCTCCATTGTTCCTGCCATTGTTCTAAGTTTCTCCTTTTGTTATTTTCTTAACTTTCGATAAATCTATTATATCATATTTTTTTCGTATTGTCAATATTGGTATGATGAACGGGACTCGAACCCGTATCTCTAAAGAGCTTCCCAATTTTCACTAGAGAATTCTTTAATTTCATTTTTTTTGCTTGGTAAACCATAATAAAGACACCATTCTCGGATAGCATTATCACTTACTCCAAATTGCTGTCCAATTTTAGTGAAAGGCATATCCTTTATTAGAGTTTTAAGCAACTCTCTATTAGGTCTATCTACAACTCTTTGTGATTTTTGAGAGCAAGTAGGACAAATATGAGACCCTTTAGAAATTGAGACCCCACAATCTGAACATTTATATTCTTTCTTTAGTTTTTGGATATTTTTCCCAGAAAATGTATCTAATTGTCTATCGCAATTTGGACAAACCCATCTAAGATTTTCTTTTCTATTGTCTTTATTGTTTCCATTGATATGATCTAAAGTTAATGTTAAAGGGAGTCCATTCCAAAAATTCCCCTGTCCGCAAATTTTACATTTATAGATAATATTACTTTCTTTTTCGCACCATCTTCTTAAAGTAGATTGATTCGCAGTAGAGTCTAAACAAAAAACGTTATCACTAGTTCTTTTTATTGGAGAAATAGGTTTCCATTTACTAAAAACTAAATTATATTTATCAATTCTAGTTTTTAATACTTTCCCTAAAGCCCCCGTATTCGCTTTGTACCCTAATCTAGTTGAAAAATCACTCATAGATGAAGACTCATCTAAAATTTGTTGTAATTCTTCTTTTGTATATTGATCTATTAATGCTTTAGACATTTCGAACCCCTTTCTCTTCTCTTTTATTGCTTGAAAAGTAAGAGAGTTCGATTTATTACTTTGTCCAAATATTTTTGGTAGCATTAGTGGGCTACGATCCCACGTCTTCAGCTTGAAAGGCTGACATCCTAGTCCCCTAGACGATAATGCCATAAGATAAATAACTATTTAATCAGCGTTTGTCTCACTACAAATTAGACTACATAGTCTACAAATAGCCGAGGCCGCACGCATTTGAACTAACAATTTAAATAACTTTGTCCAAATTTTAAGTTCGAAATTGGCAGAAGAGTCAGGACTTGAACCTGAAATAGCGGATTCAAAGTCCACTGTGTTTCCATTTACACCACTCTCCCAGGCCTTATACCAGACTTGGCGACACCCCTATTTTATGAACATTTAACAAAACAGAAGATTAATGTAACAACTGCGGCAAAACCCGCAAGAGTATACATAACCTGTCTGAAATAGACTTTTCTTCCACTAAAAGAATCTCTCATTTGCATCCCTACTCTGCATATCTTGAAACGTAAACTGTCTTGATAAAACGATAACGATGATGATCCTTATTATATCTCCATACATAATTCACATCACCAGAAAGAGGATAACCTACATTACAATACTTTGTAAAAGAATAGAGAGAAACATTGCTTTTCTTTCCTCTGTAAGAATAAATATAGAAAGTTGTGTGCTTTTGGCTTATCTTCATTCGATAAACACTGTTTTTTTCTATAACACTCCCATCTGGTTGTTCATACCAGCGAGAACAGTAAACCTTACAATACATATTCTTAGATGGTTTGGCAATAGAAACTCTTGCTACGTTTGGCTCATGTCTAAGCCAATGAGCAGATGCAACTGACGGCGTAAAAACTGCTGCCGCAATCACCAAGGGAAGTACAATCTTCTTAAACATTAATCCTCCAATATTTTGGTGGGTACTGTAGGATTCGAACCTACGCTATCCGAGTTATGAGCTCGGGGCTTTAGGCCAACTAAGCTAAGTACCCGATGCTTTGACTATGAATTTGTCTATATCATCTGATGTAATTAAGTTTACAAATTTAATGACTTTTTCAAGAGGCCAATTCCACCATTGAATTTTTAGTAAAGCCGAAATTTGTTCTCTTGTGAACCGATATTTAATAACTCTTGCGGGATTTCCTGCAACAATCGTATATGGAAGGACATCTGACGCAACTACTGACTTAGCGCCAATAACCGCTCCATCTCCAATGGTCACTCCAGAAAGAATTGTTACTCCAAAACCAATCCAAACATCATTACCTATAGTCACATCTCCCTTAGAGAATGGACAGATTGGCTTTGCATTAGCAATTCTTAAACGTTCTTTAAATGGAAAAGTAGAAACTGTATTCGTTCTATGTTCCCCACCTGCAAAAATCGTAACATCTTTAGCAATAGAAGTGTAGTTTCCTACTATCACATTTGAGTCATTATTCCATTCTAGAATAGTCGGCTCTTCTGTTGTAAAAGAACCCATTGTCAATGTCATAATAGAATACCTCTCTAATAAGTAATTGGTACCGGCGGTGGGATTCGAACCCACAAACCCTAGGGTCAGGGATTTTAAGTCCCCCGCATAAGCCAATTCTGCTACGCCGGCATTTGAAAATTTCTTTCTCTTTAACTCATAAATATATTATACCATTATTTTTTCATAATGTCAATATAAATCTTTAAATTTGGAGTCAGAGGTCAGATTCGAACTGACGATGTTTTGGGTATAGTTTTGCAGACTATTGCGTTCGGCCTCTCCGCCACCCTGACATATTTGATTAGTATAGCCCTCCGAACTAATCTTATGCGTTTCCAACAATCTGTGACGCACCCTCCCAGAAATTTTGGCACCGCGTCTAGGTGTCAATCCCAGCACAGTAGGCTTTGGAGGCGAACTTGGGCGTCGGCCCACACGGCATATTTAATCTAAAGAAGCTACTAACTCAATTAATCTGTTTTGTCTAGCTTCTACATCACTAAGCAATTCATGCTTAGGAGCTTCTGTTTTCATCATATCTCTGTTTTTAATAGTAACTTTCCAGCCTTTAGAACGCAAGAAGGCCGCATATGCTTGCGCGATTGCGACAGAACGATGATGACCCCAAGCACATCCAATAGCAACTTTATCACCATCTTCTAATTTAGGCGTCCATGTGTTTTCCATTTTCTTTAACCATGCTTTTGCTTGCGGTCTAGCCATAATGGTTGCCGCATTTTCTTTATCCATGCCTGTTTTCTTGCGGTCAATCCCATTGCCTGGTACATTTCGAACATCAGCTTTGAATTTATAGTCTCCTTCAAGGGCGCCATAATCGTAGCCAAAGGTTTGTATAGTTACTGTTTTCAAAATGGACCTCTTTCTATATGTAAATTTCAATAATTTGTGGTAGAGAGTGTGAGATTCGAACTCACGGACGACTCATCACCGCCTCTAGTTTTCAGGACTAGCGCAATCAACCAGGCTCTGCCAACTCTCCATATATATTATCTTGGGAATGCTTTATTTACTAGCATAATAACTGCCGCGATAAAACCTATCATAGCCCAAAATCCTGCCATTGCCATAGCTCCATGCGCATTCCCCATAAAAAACAACTTTGGAAAAGATGAAACATAAAGGACTACACTGGGAATAGAGTAAAAAAGATACAAAGCAATTCTTGCGATAATTGTCTCTGCTTTCATCACTGGCATTGTTTTCTTCTCCTTTTATCTCTTTATTTTTATTGGTACCCTCTGAGAGATTTGAACTCTCACGCCCGAAGGCCGCGCCTTTTTGAGGACGCTATGTCTGCCGTTCCACCAAGAGGGTATATTTGCTAACCTTCCCTATTAGCACCCAAGTTATTCTCTGGTTCGGGCCTCTGGCTTGCCCCAGTTGCTGTCACTTCTCACTTGGAACCCAGTAAACAAAATATTAAAAGGGCTCTTGAAGGTATTAGGCAGCAAGATAACCCTTTATAAACTGGTGTAGAGTGTGAGATTCGAACTCACTCAGCAACTAGGCAATAGTTTTACAGACTACCTCGGCTCTCCAACTCCGACGCCCCTACATAGGATACGGGGCAGGAGAATGTCGTTCCCCGCTGAGTTTTTGTTTACTGACATCCCGTATATGGTCAGCGCTACTTGCAGAGCCCAAAGGTTGCAAGCCTTTCTGCGACCCATGCCGCAGTAAAACGATAGAGTATTCGATTGGCGCGTTATAGGTTGGCCGCAGGAATACTCAAAATGGGGTGACCGACGGGACTTGAACCCGCAGTAACTAGATTCACAGTCTAGCGCGTTAAGCCGATTTCGCCACAGTCACACTGGTCGCTGGGCATTTTCCCCTCATGAAAGAGAAACGTCTACAGACCGCCCAGCAAATTTGTTGATTGCGGTTAATATTTCTAAGAACTCGTCGACACCGCAATCTAAACTAATTCTCTTGAGAGTGGATACTATCAACTCGTGACAATCTCATACATCAAGAGAAAATTTATAAAATGGTAGTACCTACTAGATATAAAATGGTAGAAAGATAGGGATTTGAACCCTAGTCTACGGATTATCGGTCCGGCGCACTAACCAAACTGTGCTATCTTTCTATAATAAACTTGGCACCGGCGCAGGGATTTGAACCCCGAGTTACTTGGCTCAGAACCAAGCGTCTTCCCATTTAAACGAAACCGGCATTTGTAAGAATCAATCTCGTCGGGGCCTTTTATAAAGACAAGCCGACGAGATAGAGTCCTATTTAAACTGAGAATAATGATAACGGTATAATTTTCATCCATTGAAGTAACCGTTAATCTCGCAACAATTTAATAAACTTTTAATAGATTGAGAATCCTGACTACAGTGTTTCGTGCTCTAACCAACTGAGCTACCTAGGGGATTAATCCCAGGGCAGGACTCGAACCTGCGACCACGTTCTTACAAGGAAGTAACTGTATGTCTCACTACAATCTACTATAAAACTTTGAATAGGCTGAGAATACTGGATACGGTTTAATTTCTGGTCGAACATATTTTAAGTATTTTTCCAAAAACAAACAGTCTATCTAATCCAATACCGCTCTATTTCCCTGAGCAAGGGACTCCTTATCCTGAGTGAGGCTAACTCCTTAGATTTAAGTTACAACTATGATTCATCTTGTGAAGTAACCGCATTCCTCACTACAGCCTATCTTGTAAACTTTGGTGCCCATTGTGAGATTTGAACTCACACTCTCTTGCGAGAACTAGGTTCTTAGCCTAGCGCGTCTGCCATTCCGCCAAACGGGTATAAAATAGAGAATAAAATATTCTCAAAAGAGATTATAGATGGCGTTAACTTTGTACTTTTGAAACCTCGTCACTCGATTTCAATTTTCGTTTCGCGATTGATTAGTTTACACATCTGACCTAGTATGACGACCATCCAGACTAGCTCTAATCAACCTCACTATATTCTCTTTTGAAAATATTTTGGTAGCCACACAGGGAATTGAACCCTGCTCTCCAGGTTGAGAACCTGATATCCTGACCTATAGACGATGCGGCCATATTTAATATCTATTCCCTATTTTAGAATACTAGTCAGCATTTCAACCCTCATAGGCGCGCTTGGCTAATTATATAGGGACAGGAATTAATAATATACGACTGTATACAGTCACCAGTATAATTACTAACTCTTTTCGATAATTAAATCATAGTTAAATATATAAAGAGTACTTTCATTCCGGATTTGTGTACGGATATAATTTCCTCTCTATTGATGGTGCCGAGAGTAGGACTTGAACCTACAACCGCTCGGGCATGAACCGAGTGCTCTACATTGAGCTATCCAGGCATGGAGTCGCTATAGGGTGGCCTTGCACAAACCAATACAATCCCTCAAGTGACATGTATCAAACACTATCCTAAGATAGTAAGTTTGTGGTCTGAATGGCAGGATTTGAACCTGCGACATCCCGGTTCCAGGCCGGGAACTCTGGCCAAGCTGAGCTACATTCAGATATAAAGGAGAAGTCCTTTATGAAAAGTTTAGAATCTCTTGCTCATTCTATAAGTATAATGGTCCGCTTCTCCTGTTGAAAACTGGCTCCTGGGGTAGGACTCGAACCTACACGCCTCTCGACGGCTGATTAACAGTCAGCTGCGGCTACCAATTACGCCACCCAGAAATAACTATTTTTTATTATCATACTCTTGAAGGATTCTGTCCTTCGATTGTTTGATTTCAATAAGTTCTTTCAAATCTGCTCCTGCATGATAGGCAATTCTAACCAGTCTGTCATGCACTTCAAGAAGTCGTTCAATGACTTCCTCCATATTGACGTTTACTCCTTTTCTTTTTTCTTACTATAAACATTATATCACAAATTTTGAAAAGTGTCAACTGTTATTATTTGTATTTTTTGTGTATCCATGCGATAAACTATCGTCGGAATTTTATGTTTTAAGACACAGAGTTTTATCATATTAAAAGTTCCTGAATGCGACTTAACTCCCGTCCAAAATCCAATAGCTTTGTCGCCTATTTTGGCCATTGCATCATTCCGTATGGGTCCAGCCGCAAGCCCAAAATCATTCCATTGAGCAGGCATTTCTCTTACAGGAATACCTTTGCTCATAGCCCATTTGCGGCCAAGCATATCTGCACCTTTGGCCATTCCACATATTTCCTCTGTGATTAAGCCATCTTTATAGCACTTGCAAGATTCTACAATAGTAGAAAGTAATTGATAGTTTCCAGTGAGAATAGTATCTCCCGTATTTTTATCAAAGTAATCATCAACAAAAGAACGAGACCCAAATATAATTAGTTTCATTATATGTGCGCCTCCACCCAATCTCGGGTTTCATCACTAAGAATCATATTGTCTTTATTAGACGAATACCAATCTTTAACACAAGAGGCATTCTCATAGGCTTTTCCCGCACCTGCCCAATCGCAAAGCATTTCCATGCGGTCGATAGGCTCCATCGGGAGCGCTTCCATTCCTCCATCGTCAAATAGAAGAATATACCACTGCCAGTGATGGGAATTTCTGTTCTGATGAAGAAGCCAAGCCTCGTTAAATCCCAGATCTCCTTCTTCACTTGGTGAATAGTATTTAGTTGTATCGTGCGGCTTCCCATAGAAAAACTTAGCATACGGGAAAAATTCAGCAGGAGTTAGTTTACTCAAATCATGAGTAATTCCACGCCAAATAAGTTTAGGAGTCCTAGTTTTAAATGCCATTTTGCAGCATTCTAGGAATACAAAATACTTATGACGATTTACTGCTTTAAAGTACTTTGTATAAATCATTTAAGAACCTCCTAATGAATTATTAAATTGGTACGAGCGACAGGATTCGAACCTGCAAGAGGTTTCCCTATATGCTCCTAAGGCATACGCGTCCAGCCGTTGCGCCACGCTCGCATTTAAACTAGTTTGTGGAGGAAGATACTGGATTCGAACCAGTGGATGCTTTTACACACCAGCACCTTAGCAGGATGCCGCAATAAACCAGACTCTGCCAATCTTCCATTAGTAAGAAGCAATCTCCAAAACATAAAGATAATCTGGATATCCTTCTTCTCTAACTACTCTATTGGTTGATTTTAGGGTTGCTACGCCTACATAACCAAGATGAGCAAGACTTACGTTTACATGGTCAAAATTTGCACCCATGTTTCCCGCATATTCAATATAGAGATTACCATTACTTTCTTCTATTGCGGTCAATAGACCATAACGATTAATAATAAAGTCTACCATGACAATCTCCTTGTGTAATCAATGGAGCCACAGGAGGGATTCGAACCCCCAACCGTCGGTTTACATCCTATCTATTGTCTTACCTTCACCATTCATAATGTAGAGCGAATGGAGGGGTGCTACAATAGAAAGAAACTGATTATCTTCAAGCTCCAAACGAACCTTAAGACAATCTTTCGCGATAAGTTCATCTTGATTCCCAAAATGAAGGTCGCACCCAGGCTCTAGAGTCCCTGCGGGCATAAGCCTAGCATCGACTCGCTTGCATTCGAACACAGAGAAATCATATTGTCCTGGCTCTCTTGGTTCAGAATAGTCTACAATTTTAATATACATTTTCTACCTTTCTACTATCTATCTACTTACTTATTTTCGCCTCTCGGCGCTTATAATCTTTGGAGCCCAAGACGAGGGTCGAACTCGCAGTCTGAGGTTTACAAAACCCCTGCATAGCCAATTATGCTTCTCGGGCAGTTCTTCGTGCTTCTCTGCCATTCCCTTTATTGGCTCCCTTATAAGTTGAAGTTAAGGAATGACAGTTCGGACAAAGTAAATCTAAATTTCCCTCTTGATTGTTTAGATGATTTCCATCTATGTGCTCAACCTCTAAAGGAATATTTCCAGTGTGGAGATTGATTTCTCCCCAGCCGCACTTTGAGCATTTATTCTCAAATTTCTCAAACATATATCTGCGGATATGATTAGAAAGCTGAGTAGTTCCTCTTGCTCCTTTTTCTAATCCTTCTTTCCATCTAGATATATATTCTTGATAAATATGGTCATTTTGACATTGGTTATTACAATACTTTGTATTCTTAGCAGGAATTACTTTCCCGCAGTTTAGACACGTTTTCTCTTTTGACTGAGTGTTTTGTGGAATATTTCCACTTCTAAGATGAGAAGTTTGAATCTCTCGTTCTTCTCCATACTGACTTTTACAAAGCCAATATGTTTTTCCACTCCGACTAGGAGCTTTTTCTACTACCACCCAATCACCAAAGTGCTGTGCTGTTAAATCTATTGCTTTCGGCATCAAAACCACTCTCCTCTCACTATTATATGAAAAGGAAAGCTATATGTTTAGCTCATTTTGACCAAAACAGTAAAATAATTTACTGCTCTAGCCGTTAAGAGCTACAGTGGCAAAATACTTCGGCGCCAATTACCTAGCTAGGAGGGAGAGGACGTTCCGAAGTGTATAACAAAATTACAATAATTCCCATTCTTTATCTGTATATATTTTTATTTCTTTTGATTTGTTCGGTAAGTTTTCTGTTTTACACCATTTTCTAATAGCGTTGTCAGAAACATGATATTTTTCTCCTATTTTAGTAAAAGGAATATTTCTTATAAGATATTTCAATTCAATCCTAGAAGGTCTTTCTACTAATCTAGTCGCTTTATGAGCACAGACTTCACACATTCCTGTTTTGGTTTTCCCCCAAATTAAAGGGCTTTGACAAACAGAACATAAATATAGAGTTGGTTTCAATTCTTCTTGAAATTTAGTTGCTTTTTCTTCATTGTAAGAAGATATTAAGTCAGGTACGTTTAAAGAAATATCATGAACCTCTCTATGACAATTGGCACAAAGTATAATACATTTCTTTAATTCTTTCTTTAAAATTTCCCAATTTGGGAATGAAGACATTTTACCAAAGGCAAGTTCTTTTTCTTCTGGTAAAATATGATGCATCTCTAATGCATTCTGAGTTTTAGAATATCCACATAAGGCACATTCTCCACCCATCACTTCAACAATTTGAGTTTTTCTTTTCACTCTTGCTTTCATGACTCTTTCTGAATTAACACTCATTTGTATCACTCCTTCCAATAATACTTGGAAGTTTTATACTATAAATAATTGAACCTTGTCCAAATTTTTATTAAAATTGAACCTGAAATTTAATGGTGGGTCGCCTGGGACTCAAACCCAGAATGAGAGATTAAGAGTCTCCTATGTTTTCAATTACATCAACAACCCATACTGAGTTACAAAGGCATTAGTTATCGCGTCGGTGGACGGGCAGCATCCGCACATTATGAGCCAAACCGGCTCGCCCTATTCTTGCATTCCGATACTTTGTTCGCGCGATATTTTAAAGCTGGACTTCCCAATTTCTTAGAAAACCCTTTAAACTATAAGCACAATCTTTATGACCTTTACAAGTAACATAAAGGAAATTGTCCTTGCAAGTTACTTTGAGGTCATACCTGTTACGAGGAGAATAATTAAAATCAGAAACCCTTCCAATGAAAATTGCTTGAATAAGCCAAGGTGCCTGACCAAACTGTTCCATCATCTTTATTCTCCTCTTCTAATGTTTAATGGTGGCTCCACTTGGAATTGAACCAAGGACGCTAGGATCTTCAATCCTACGCTCTACCGTACTGAGCTACAGAGCCAGATATTTGGTGCGCCCGCAGGGACTTGAACCCTGATGACCAGATTAAAAGTCTGGGATCCTGCCAATTGGATGACAAGCACAATATAAAACTAGGATTATCCTAGTAATAGACAGATCCCACAAGACGCGACTCTTGTGGTTAGTTTAACTTTATAATGATTAAAGGTCAGCTACTTCCTTTCTCCCATTATATCATTAAAACCCTGGAGATCCACTCTTTGGGGTGCAGGATCTCTTTCTTCACCCACCAGGTTATTTTATACGCCTACGCCTGGCCGCACGACTGGATTCACCCACCAGCTGTGTAATCTAAAGGATTGGGAGTATTTTGCGTCTCTTCGCATGAGAGAAAATACTAAATGCCCATCTTCGGCTATTGGGTCTAGAAGTCAAGGGATTAAGAGCCGACCTTTTTTGCCCTGATCTGACTTCCTATTACATGGAGTACGGATTCTCACCGTCGGCATTATCTTTCTTTCGAAAGACCCCATTAATATCTCACATTATGCGGAGCTACCGCCATCGCCGCACTTACATTTGGGGGGTTCGCCCGTAAGACTCCATGTTTCGACTGGGAGTCACCCAGCCTCATCAGATAGGAATTTTTTCTTTCTTTTTACTTACAAATACATTATATCATAATCTTCTTAAAATGTCAAGAAGAATCTTTGATGGTGGAGCCATAGGGTATCGAACCCTAGTCCATGCTAACTTATCTCTTGCCTCATTCACTGGTGTAGTCTCTTTTAGTAATCTAAGAAGAGTTAGAGACAGCCTTTTCCTTAGATTGCAACTGTTTTGGCGTTGCCCGTTACACACGAGATATATTCGATGCTGGCCTATCGTGATATCCAGTTATCATCATAGTCCTATTTAACCGATGGCCACTATTTAGGACTAATGTGTGGATCGGCTTGCTTATGCAGCAAGGAGCATTGGTTGTGCAGTGTCAAGTAATTGACTTTAAGCCCCGTCAGAGTGGGTACTTATTTCTCACCAGTGTCAACTTAAGCATCCATTATCATGTCGAATCCAGTTGGCCCCATAATTAAGTTCTTTCTTCTTACTCAATATACATATTATATCATATTAATTTTCATAAGTCAACCAAGAATTTTAAGTTTAGCGAGAATTTTTTCTTCGATTGCCGCATACTCTCATTGGTCTAATAATAAAGTTATTATTCTCCCAAGAATAATTCTCTTTATATTCTCTTATCTTCTCTTTTGCTTTCTCTCTATTGCAAAAAGCACAAATAGGAAATCCGCATAAAGATCCATTTCTGGCTTCATCTAGTTGCTCACAGATTCTAGTTACAACAAAAATAATAGGAGGATTAACTTCAATAGTGTTATCCATAGTCTCCATTGATTTTACTGTGTAATGAGTTTTATCCCAGGAGTGTTCCCCCTTCCATCTTCTTAGCTCCTTTTGAGCCTTTTCTTGGGTAAAAAATAATGCAATAGATGGTCCGAGTTTTTTAGAACCATTTTGATAGCAAACTCTTATAATAAAATAAACTAACATTAATCCTCCCTTCCTAATAAAAAAAGAGTAAGAGATAGTATTATCTCTTACTCTTTGATAAATCAGTTTTTGTGTGTAATATTATCTATTAAGAGTGGCGGCCCAAGCTCCATGTAAAGATCTCATTCCACCATGCTTGTATGTCCAAACGAATCGGTGAGTTGCCGCATGTGCGTTTAATCGCCAGTCTCCATTGTGATAATGCCAATGATGTTTCTTAGCTTTCGCTTTGATAGATTTAGGAAGATGCCAGCCTCCATTGAACTGGAAAATTCCTCGACATCCACCATTTCCCGCATACCATGACCCACCAGACTCATGAGCAGGTTTGCCAGGCATAATAAAAACAATGTCTACTGCATAGGCCTGTAGCTTCTTACTACTTGTCTTAGACATTCCTAAATAATGAGCTGCTTCTCTAACCTCTGCTTTCAATCGAGTCTTACTCCAATGAGGTGAGGCACTAGCAACGGAAGGAGAAAGACTCCCACCGAAAATAGTTACCGCCATAATGGTTGTTGAGATTATTGATAAGATCTTTTTACTTACCTTCATTTGTCTCCAATCTTCATCTCACTAGATCTCTTTACTCACTTCCCCTACATAATTGAGTTTCCAATAAGTTATAAGTTCTTCTTTAGACTTGAATCTATCTTGAAGATGCAAGTCTGTTGGATACGCTTTCAAGAGACTATCTAAAGTTAATCTAGAGATGAAATCTTTTAGGTTTTTACTATTATAGTATTTACGATAAAACATCCCATCAGGGATTTCTTCTTCTTTCCGAATCTTTTTATTAGCCAGTCTTTTATGATGAGCAGCTTTCAGCCGACCAATAATAGTAGGATTCTTCTTATAGGATCTTGACATTCAAGCCCCTTTCTTATACGCGGAAACCCTTTTCTCTTGCCTTTTTGTTAATGAATAATCTCCAACGAGATTCATATGTCCTGCTGCTCCATTTCCTTTCTAAGAAATGAGTTGGTGGGTACCAATGAACTGTACAGTTATACTCTTCAACAAGAAGTTTAACATACTCTGCGGGGGTTATCTCAAGGATGCGGCAAGGTATCATCCATTGCGGGTACTTCTTTCCAAGGATTTTTGCACAAAACGAATAGTAATAAACACCCATTTCTTGTTCTGTCTCTTCATAAATCATTAGAAGGTTACTCCTAACTCCTTTAGAGTTATCTCAAGACCCTTCTCCTCTTCAGGGGAAATTTCAAATTGGGTCTCATTAATTATTTGACTTTCAGGAGTGTTTAATATAGGACTTTTGACCGCTGTTAAGGCAACTTTAATTTGAATAGGATTCCCATTTTCAATTAAGTCTATTCGAATTTCTTTTTCATTTAAGAAAGCAGTTGGAAAAATCTCTAAGATTTTAGTGATTATCTCCTCTTTTACTACAGATCCCTTGGCGGCCATCTCTTTCCTCCTTTTGTAAAGAAATCATTAGATATAGTGCAATTCTCGCAGTCACCTGTTTGACAAACGAAACAGGCTTTGAAAAGAGTAAAGTCTGTATCTTCTTGATAATCATAATATTTCGGTTCAGAAACAATTATATCATTTACTTTAGCAATTGTCAAATCAAGAAAATCTTGATTTAACTTCTCTCGGTGCGTATGTTCGTCAAAATATCCAACAGACAGGTTTACTGCCGCAATATCCCAGGCTGGGGCTAGAATACTAATATCAGAAAAAATACCAGTCTTAGTCCTAAACCCAAAAGAGTTAATGAATTGTTCAAATTCTTTGTTTGCGGAATTATAATAAACACTATCATTTTTCCCACACCTGTCAAGCTCAATCAAACAACTAGTTTTAAGAGGACAAGTAGGATACTTTTGGATCAATTCAAAAGCACCAACTCCTCCTTCTTCTTCTCCAGTTGTAAAGATAACCGAAGGCCGCAATCCAGAATCTATAAGACTCATAATTGCGTAAACTCCTGCTCGATCATCTGCTCCCAATCCATACGCTCCCACTATTACTTTCTTATGAAGTCTAGATTTGTAAAACTTCTGAGGAGGAACTTTTAGAACTGTATCTAAATGAGCTACTAGACAAACTGAAGATTGTCCTTGCACAAAGATATAGTTTCTCTTATCATCTTTATAGACAAAAGGATACTCCTTTAGCAAGTATTCATATAAAGAATCAAATAATTCTACAGTAGTCATCCTCGCGATTGATATAAACTTATTAAGATTCACGCTTAATTATCTCCAATTTTTGGTTTTCTAAGATATCGGATAGTGTGTCTAACCTATAGCAAATAGCACATCCCGAACCTTGATAGCATCTTTTGCCGCAGTCTAAACGGAAAGAAGCAAATTCTGGCAATAGATTCTTATTATTCACTTCTTTTTGAAAGTTAGTGATTAAAGCTGCTAATGGGCCTGGCCATCTTTGTTCTTTAACATAGATTCGATACAAGACTTCAAACCTAGTTTGATCGACAAATTCATTACAAAATTCGAATACATTAATGAATTGAGCGTATCCTTCAATATCTTCTGGTCGAATAAAGAAAGATGTAATATCATTAGAATTTTCCATAGGGTCAAGACTTTGCTTTAAATCTACGATAACTCTAGAATTAATTCCTTCCCTTTCTAAAATACTAGTTACTTTCGGGATATTAAATCCTAACTCTCCACTAATATAAATATCTGTAGTTCCAGAATTAATCAATGAATCTAAGACATCCCAGCTTGTCGCGGGAATCGTAAAATAATACCTTAGTAATCTATTTGAAAATTCTTCTAAAAGAGGAAGATGTTCAGCGGATAGTTTGAAGTATATCTGAGCGTGTAGTTTATCTAAAGTGGATAGACTTCCAAAATCTCCATAGGGATCCATCAGTTCAATATTAATTCGTTTGCCAGGATATTGAGAAATAAAATCAAACAAATCCTGCAAACTATCTTTATTCCGATCATATTTAATATCAAACTCTTGAATTTCATCATTGTAAGTAAAAGTCTTGAAATATGGAATTGAAAATCTTATTGTTTCAGACATAAATATACCCCTTTCTATTATTTATAGTATACCATAAAATAAACAACTTGTCAACAAAAAAAAATAGGAGAGATGAATTTCTTCATCTCTCCTATTCACAGCTATTGCTTACTCTGCAAGCTTATATCCCATGACCGTATGTGTCTTGTCCTCAGCATCTGTCGCCTTGATAGAGTCCTTAACCACAGAACCCTCCTTGACAAGAGCGGTAAGTCGAGCGCGAACCTTACCAAGAGTCAGAGACTTATTAGCATCCTCGTCATCCACATAACCGACAGCCGCAAAGACATCGGCACCAGACTGGAACTCGTCTGTAAGAGCGCCTGCGACAATCGCCTTAAACTCATCGACTGTAGCAGCCTTCTTAGCCGCAGCCTCCTTAGCCTTCGCAGCCTTAGCCGCAAGACTAGCTACTTCCTTACCCATAACATCTGCAAGATCGACATGGCCTGCATCTGCGAGAATCGTCTGAATCTCGGTGAAAAGCTCTGACTTCGTTGCCTTGTGCTCACTCATTTTGTTCTCCTTTTCATCTTAAAGGAACTTTTGTTCCTTTTCTTTGATAATTCATTATATCATAAATTTTTAGTTTTATCAACTAAAGAGATAAAAACCAGGTTAAAACTTTATCTGAGTTAAAACTGTCTTGATTTTGCGGAATCGTTATAGTAAAATCGTCTAGAGTAGAAGTTTGTATTAATATAGGATTCTGAATCCAATTATCCCAATCTCTTTCAAAAATTTTGGTGTGATAAAAAGGAATAATCTTATCCAGATATCGTTTCTGCATGTAACTCATGCGTACCATCTTAAACATTCCATTCTTTTCAAGCTTACTATAACATTCATTGCAAGTATTAACTTCTCTGGCTTGCTTGGTATCCAAGAGCGCCCAGTAAATCTCACTCCAATAACAAGTTCTCCATTCGTTAGTGAGAGCTTTATCTAGAGCTTCCTGGTCGCAAAAAACAAAATAAGAGCTATAAGAGCTAACTAGTTTCCCACAATCTGGACATTTCCTAAGCCTAGTGAAACAATCTTCGCAATGCTTTTGGTTATTAACTATATAGGTCGTTTCATTTTTGTGAATATAACGACCGCAATGATTACACTCATGCGCAGACAAACATTCATTACAAAACAAATTTTCAGAAGAAGCCCTTCTCTCAAAAGGCTCCCCGCAATCAAGACAAAAAGCTTTCCCTGAGTATGAGATTACCTTTTGTTTAGAAACTCGATTCCGAATGCAATAATATGTTGAGGTATGATTCTCCAAAATATCATTATACATAAAACCAGTATCAAAAAGGATACTCTTCTTTGAAGAATTTTTATGCGTTGAATGGACATGTTCTCCATACATCTGAGACATGTCATGATATTCTTGCGGCCCATACTTATATTTCCAATTTAGATTCTCTTTTGCAAATCCTTGCAGTATTTCAAGAATCTTTACAGACAACTGCTTGGAGGTATAAGGGTAGGATTTTCCACCTAGGATAATATTCTTATCAACAACAACAATTTGTCTCCAACTCTTATTATTCCAAAAATGCCCAGGTGAAAATTCGTATGGAGTTTCAGACTCCAAATAAACCATAAGAGAGTTATTGGAATTGAGCATTTCAAGAGTCCCTAGCCTATACTCACCATCATCAACCCAACTCATACAAGTGGTCCAATTATTATCATTATCAGACATAGTCATATAGTCAAGAGGATGGATGGAAAAGACTAGAGTGCCTTTAATTACTTTGGAAGTGAAAATATTCGAATGCGCCAATCGGAACTCTTCAAAATGAGGAAAGTTTTCCTTGCCAAAGTAATTAACAACTTTGTTCAAAGCCCGCATTGGCTTCATTCCATTTTGCAAAATCAATTTGCGGGGATTATTATCACTTTGAATAGTTATTTTCTTAGGAGTATCTAGAGTAATTTCATCTTTTGCTATTGCATTTGCATTCAACAGAGAATACGACAAAGCATAGGCCGCATCTGAATATGAACCTACATTTTTGTCTATGAAAGCCAAATACTCTTTTACAAAAGGACTTTTTTGATTGCCAAAGTTAGGCTCTCCGCACTCTCTATAGAAAGAATAAAGGCGAGAAAGACTATCATAGATAGTATCTTTAGATTGCTCCAAATCAATATCTACTCTACGCACTAGCTGCTGACCAAGAAGATTGAAAAGCATTTGTTTGTTTTTCGCCCAAGGAGCCAATATATTTTCAATTCCTTGACGTCCATCACATCTGCTGTGAGCAAGGATGTATCTATTAATAACTTCAAAATCTGGACTTACGGCTTCCAACAGTTGCTTCTTGCTCAAAGTAGATACCTCCTTAAAAAACAATAAGTTGAATATTTAGAACTTGTTCTGGAGACAGAAAAGCAGGATTAATCCCATGACACTGAAGGATTCCATCTACTCTTTCTGTTATGTCTGTGTCTAGACCTTTAGCCCAACCCAATTCATTTTGAATTTCAATAAGAGCCGCATTAAAACGAGAATCTGGTGTATCTACCAGATTATCCTGGCTCTCAGCCTCAGCCATAAATTCAAACTGGCCAAGAGAAAGATTAGAACCAAAAATCTTATCTCCTCCAAAACCCATAACAAGCTCCTTTTCTGATTTTCTTTAATATCTTATTATATCACTTTTTTTATTTGCTGTCAAAAGCCTTTGCCATTAAGTAGCCAACGAGTCCGCCGATGTAGAATACTAAGATATGTCCCGCCCCAGTATTCCAAATCACATTATAATCATTTCCCAAAATTACTTGAACAATTGCGGCTGCCCCTAGTATAATAGCTCCGACAGAAATCATCGTACCTAAAATATATCTAGCATTTTTCTTATTTATTTCAATCATTCTAGTCCCTTTCTGCGAAGTTCTCGGGATAGTCTCTTCGAATCTTGAAACTAAACCAACATTTTGAATATCCATAATAAGGAGATTCCATATCAAGGTTTTTTTCTAAGCATTCTTCTAATATTCCTATAGCATACAAGGAATGGAGAAGCGCAAACTCCTTTATTAAATCTCTTCCCCACTTATCATAATAAGAAGAATCACTCTCAATAGAGCGTCTTGTATAAGCATAGTCATTATGATAAAGCGCCCATAAAAGGAAAGGCTCTACCGCTCTAGGATTGTCAACTAAAAGAGAAACCATCCTAGGGACATGAGAAGTCTTTTCTCCTAAGAGATAAGGAACATATACATCTAGATAATCTTTGAAGGTCATATTTTCCCCTTTCTTTTTTATTGTATCATAAAATAAGAAAAAAGTCAACGGCTAGTTTTTACTCTAGCTGTTGACTTTTCTATTATTCTAGTTCATTATGGCCTTTAGCCCTTGAGCCGCACGATTCCTAATATCATCGAAGTTACCATCAAAGGCAACTCTTCCTTCATTGTATACCGTGTGTAGAGCAGATACTTTTGTGTCTTCCCAAGGCTCATTAATAGGGCCAGTGCGGAATCCATCCTTATCTCTCCAAAGAGTAAAAACTCCCTTCTTAGAAGCCTTTCCAGGATCAGTAATTGGATCCTTATATACTGGGGTCCATTCCCCATTAATAAGAGCCGCAGAACATTTATAGGCAAATCGTTGAGTGTCTCTATTAACTTGTTGAAGAAGGCCGCCTCCCATACCAAAGCCAACATTCGTTGCAGAATATCCCGCATTCACAAAGTTATCAATAATCTCTGGGATAGAATCTGCGGTAATTCCATCTCCCTGTATGATTCTTACATTATTTAGAACTTTATACCCCTTACTATTGATAGTGTGCCCAAACTTCTGGTCGAGCACCTGAAGAGCTTGAAGAACGACATCTCTTGGGATTCCAGAGTCTGGACGAATAACGACTGTAGCGCCTGAGTCAATTACCATCTGCTTCAGCTCATCGCCCCACATATTCTCCAGCACATCCCAAAGATTGTAAGAGTCAGACACGACTGCAAGAATTGATCCTGGCTTAGCAAACTGCTTTACCATGTTTCGATATGCTTCTACCTCATTCTCCTTGCCCCAAGAGGTAATAGTAGAGTGTTCCGCCGCAGGTATTGAGAATGCGGCCATACCTCCTTCGACTCCATAAACCTTGTTGGCGAAAACGACACCTTCTACAGTGTCAGAACCCATGAAGTTTACAAGGTGAGCGGCGCCACCGATTGCCGCAGACTCTCCTGAGGAAACTCCTCTCGCCCCAAAGTCGTGAAGCTTGAAAGGAATTTCTCCTTCGGGATCGTCCGCAGTCTTAATCAAAGCCTCCAAGATAGTTTTCTTCGCATACATTGAAGACGTTGCTACTGTCGTAGGATACCAAACTCGTACAAGAAGAGTCTCAAACCAAGAGACAAGCCAAAACAGATCTGGATCGGTACAAGAAACAGTCATAAGAGCATTGTGCACTGGGACTACAGCCCCCTCTGGGGCTGCCTTAATCTTTAGAGGAACAAGGCCATTATAATAGTTGACAACCTTCATCCAACCATCATAAGGGAATGGCTCGCCATGAGCCAAGAAGAACTCTTGTGCTTCCAAGACCATTTCCTTTGTAATACGAACCTGGAGATACTTTTGAATAATTGGCTTTAGTCCAAACCAAAGAGTGTGGTCGTATCTTCCACCTCTTGAAGAAAGATAGCTAAACATACCCGTCATATTAGGTGGGAATTGCAAAAAGTGAGATGCCTTATAGCTATCCGTGCTCAAAATAGGATTCATTATAGCCCTCCATTAAGGTAGTTTCGAATTATATACAAGGTGCCAAATAGGCCAAAACTGATATTGAATTTCTTCCCTGTTGAAGTGAAAGGATACAGAATTTCCTCTGCATCCCGTAAAGGGACAAGAAAAGGATGGGTTCCTTCATTTGTATATGGATCTGCAACTTTTACACACCCAGTAACAATAACAAGATGAATACGCTCATCTGTAAGTCCGGCTGAAACTGTAAGTCCACGCTCGCCTCCAAGAGCATGTAATGTATTACCATCTCCTTGGAATCCAGTCTCTTCGAGCAATTCGCGCTCCGCACAATCAATTACAGACTCACCCGGCACATCCATTAATCCCGCAGGCAATTCAATAGTCATACTATCAATATAGGGACGATACTGAGTGACAAGAACAAGTTCGTTCTCTTCTGTGATCGCTGCCACTTGCACTGCAGGAGTGCTGTTTTTTCTACTAACTCCGTACCATTTCTTTAATACACCCTCATGGTCGAAGTATTCAACCTCATTTAAGTGCAGAAAAGGAGTTTCTTTTAACAGAGTCCGTTTATATTCAGATTGCATTTACTCTCCTTAATAATATCATTTGCGACTATGGGGTCAAGCATAGAAGCTGCTAAATCCCATTGTTTATTCAGCAATGCTTCGCGGACGTTTGTCCCAGAAACTCCTGGCATTTCTTCTCTCTCTACTATCCTAATGGGGCGATTTGCCTGTGTGAATAGTTGCGCTTGAAGATCATTGGCGTCTCCAGTATATAGCATAGTGTCTTGAATATGAAAATTCCCAAACTCCAAAATAGAATCCAGATTAGCGAGCCAGGCTTCGTTCGAGTCTGGGAAATCAGGCAATCCTATCACGTTGGAATTTGGGAATAGCTTTTTAATAAAAGAGGTCCGGTCCAAGTAATTGAAAATGTTTCGAGCAGAAAACTCTGCGTTACTCGAACCTATTACAATCACTGAATTTTTTAACCCACACTCATTGAGCATGGTCCGGACTACCCGCCCGTGTCCAACGTGTATTGGATTAAATCTCCCAATATACACGCCTTTTGTATCCATTCAGTTTTATCCTCCTTTCAATTTTCTCTATTCTTTTGTTAGTGTTATTACATTATAACATAAAAATAAAGGGATGTCAAGTATTTCTACTTAACATCCCTATAAATAAATGGGCTGTGTAGGTCTCTTACAAGGATTTCTCTCCTATGCCCGCACACTTCCGGTTATTTCCAGTTTTCACTTTCTCCGGTGTCTATCACCCATTAATCAAGTATGCCCCTGCCTGTGAAGCGACGGCTTTATCTGTCCATTTCCGAATCGGGCTCTCCCCGACTAGCATACTCAATAAAAGTAGTTTATTTACTTCTTATTTGAACCTGGTTTATGGAAGGCCATCCCATCAAAACTTCGACCCTTGCTCATTTCCGCATAAGCCTTAAGTCTCCGAGCAAGTCGTCCAGATGGAGTCCCAACCCCATCATTGCCGCACCTGTCTGCCGCACGATCTCCGTTCTTATGTCCACCACGAGTTCTTGCCATTTTTATTCCCCTTTACTTGTTTTTATTAGTTTTCTTTTGTCTCTTATATGCAGCTTCAAGCTGTCGAAGTGTAGCGCGCCTCTGTTGGCGGGAAATCCCAGGAGTTGGATTGTCTTTCATCTCTTGAATGATCTCACCAAGGTCCAGCCTAGCATCCTCTTCTATTCCACTTTCTGCGGCGACAGTTGCTAGAGGAATTGATACTGTAGTATCCATTACTTATCTTCTCCGTTCTGAGAACATGCATTAACAGCTTTTTGAATATTTGTCAGTCCTTCATGGAGAGTCCCATTAGCGAAGGCATCATGGACTGCAATAGCGAGTTCTCTGTTTGCATCCCAATCCATATAATTATATTCGAGAGCTAGCTTGGCAAGCTCTTCAATAGTAGCCATTGTTTTCTCCCTCTTAAGTGTAATATTCAAAAGTTACAAAATGTGACCAGCGCTTTTCAATTTCTGAGAGAACTTCATCTGGAGTTCTGACAAAGCAAAAAATCCTATCGTCTTGATTAACACCCATGTTATCAACGATACCTAGATACATAATGGGAAAATCTGTTCCCGGACATTTCTCATAACCTAGAAAGATTGGTCTTGACTCTCCTTCTCTTGTATCATTTTCTCGGATTGTAGCGAGAATCTCCATGAATTTTTCCCCTTTCATATCTTTCAATAACTTATTATATCACAAATAAAAAGAAATGTCAAGAGGAATCTTTATGCTTCCTCTTGACATTTTTATTTAGTTATTCATGAAAGTCTGAGTCACAGACATCATCATTATCGTTGGCCATTCCACAATTATTACAATTTTCTACAGGATTTTCTCAGTCAGGACATATGCCTGCAAGATAAGCCTGACACCGATAAGGTACTCCAGGTTTATCTTTAATGCGTCCACACTCGGAGCAGAGCTTCACTTCAGTAACGAAGATACTCTGGACCTTTTTCTTTTGCTTCTCAGTCCGCACATCATTCTCTAGTGTATAGAGATCTGGAGCTTTATCTCCAAATGGGATAGCAACATCATAAAGCATTACTCCAGACCCATCGGCACAATTAATATTGGCATGACAGTGACCGAAGTACCATCTTTTAATAACATTAACCTCATCCCACAGAAACTTGTTCATCCAAATCTCCATGGTCTTGTCGATATTCTCTGCGCCATTCTTGATTCCACCAGAATCCATCCAGAGATGCCGAATGTCAGTCTCATAAGAAACAGGAGCCACATGAGAAAGAATTACATCAACATGATTGGCGCAGTAGATTTGATAAATAGCATCCATTTCCTCTGAAGAAAGTTGCTCATTCAGAAACCAAGGTATGCTATTCTCCAACCGATACCATTTGTCGGTTGAATATCCGCCTCCAATAACAAGACACTTCTCACCATTAATGGTATAGATATTTCCATCAATAGCATATTTGATATTAGAATTCATCTCGTTCTCAACAAGAACCTCATTATCGAACCAAACCTCAGTGTGCGCCCGAGGATTCGAACACTCCCCCTGGTATGCATCTGCGGGAGTGCGGTTGAAAGCATCCTCTGGCCGCATATCATGGTTGCCCCGGATGAGGAACCAATTCCATGCACATTTACCAAGCTTTTTCCGCAGCTTATAATCAACCCAGCCCATAATAAAGTTAACACCATTATCACCAAGAACAATAACGGTATCCTCAGAAGTAAGATTCATCATCTTGCCCCAAGCGATAATTCCACTGTAGGCTCCATGCCGGTCGCCAGTAATATATACTGTCATTGTTTTCACCCTCTCTTAATTCTCTTTTTCTTTTATTATATCACAAATCGAAAAAAAAGTCAAGAGAAATCTTTATGACTTCTCTCGACTTTATTAAATCTTGTTAATAAAACGATATTTAGTATAATTTTTATAGTATCCAGAAATAGTTCGCCATTCTACGAATTCGAGCCAAACTTTTTGTCCCTCTACCGTAATAGGGTGCCAAGCAAAAGTTACTTTCCATTCATTCATACTTGGCTTAAAATATTTTTCAATAAAGCCTCGATAAATATTCCTAAATTTATTTGGTGTCCATCTCATTATCTATATCCTCCTAAAATCTGCTCTATAGAAATTGGATAATAATCAGTTACATCAACTTCGACATTTACATGCCAAGGTTTCTGACCTCCCATGAGATCAACTGGGTACCCATTGCTATGGATGTGACCATGGATATTGAATCTACCAAAACCTTTTAGATCGGGAAGGGGAGCATGGCTAAGACAGATAGGCGCGCTAATTGAGAATCCTCCTGGGCTACCAGCTGTAAGAACATAATATTTCATCCAGAATTGAGAATCTCCATATTTAGCTTGTCTGCGATTTCCCCAAACATTGAGGAATCCCATGTCCCGCATATTCTGCGGCGACCTGTCATGATTGCCAAGCAGGATATACTTTTGCCCTTTGAGACAATTAAGAATCATTTTGCCATAATCTACAGGACCAAAAACAAAATCTCCAATATGGATTACAGTATCATCATCTTTAACTACTTCATTCCATCGGTCAATAGCAAGGTCTTGCCAGCCATCTGGGCGATTTTCGTATTTAGCAATATTTTGATGACCAAAATGATGGCCACCTGTGAACCAAGTAGTCATTATTGATCCTTTCCATAAATCCATCCCATGCCATCCCAACAGGCAACTGTGCGACCTCTCTTCAAGGCATTGATAACAATGTATTGGCCAGACTCTAATTGGGTGAGTACTTTCCAATAATCCTCAATCGCGGAAATAGGTGAATCTCCATTCCCGAATTTACCAATTAGAAAAGTGCCATCTGCAATATCCACATTAGAAATTGAACAAAACCAATTCCCCTTATATCTCATATGAATATTAAGGATGCCAAGCTCTTGTAGCCGCTCCGCCTTATCTTCCCAATTCATTTTTAACTCCTATTCTTTCTCATCTATTAATGCACGTATAGATTTATGTGACTGAAAAAGTCTCACTTGAATTGTACGCTCACAATGGCAGTTATGACAAACTATGGTTATATGGCTAGGATTATCTCCCACGCCATTATAAAACCAATGTTCAGTAACATCTTCACTCTTACAAACATGGCATATAACCATTTTAGCCTCTCTCTAAGCTTCTCTCGACTTCAGCATGTGCAATCTTTTTACACTTTGGAGGAGGAGGAAGTCTTCTAATTTCAGTTATTTTCTGTGGACAATATTCGGTATTTTTATATTGACAAAAACTTTTAAGTCTAATACAATATTTATTAACCATAATTCTCCTTATTTAATTGGGTTAACATAAGCAAGACGATACTCAAAAGATCTAATAACTTCTGAAGTAGTATCAAACCTGCAAAATATACGCCAATAGGCTTCAGCATACATTCCTACTGAACCCTTTTCATTCTTGATACAAGCGTCAATTGCTTTAGAGAGCTGCTTGCTTAGCTCTTCTCCGCACTCTGTAGTAACCTGAGCGAGGACATCTTCTTTAAGACCTTTTACCGTACCATCACTTAAAAATTCCATTAGTAGCCTTCCTCTGAAATAAGTATGATATCGTCAAGGGTGCTCTCAATCAAACTATAGATATCCTCGATATCTTCTGCCTTTACCATAGCGTCAAAAAGCTCAAGAGCTGTACTATGAATTGCCGCAAGCTTATTCTTTGTTGTGTTATATTTCTCTTGTGTTTCTGTAGCATCCATCGGACATGTAACATTCGTCATATTTATACCACCTTCGTTAGAATCGTATAGCCCTTATTGTATTTTGCTGTAAGTCGAGCACGAGTGGCTGGATCCGCAATACAGATAATTCGATCATAGCTTATGTTATGCTCCATGTCCGCAAGCTTTACTCTATGCGCCATAGGATTTTCCATAGCACGAGCATAGTAATCACCAAGAGGCTCACCCCACTTCTTACTAATAGCATAAATTGCTGCTGTAATTTCAGGATAGTCATAAAACTCCCGAATAATTTCTGTTTCATACTTCTCTCCGCAATCTTCAATAACATCGTGAAGAATAGCAACGCACATCTACGATTAGTTCGCGGTCGGCAATGTCCTGCTTCCGCACATCATCCAAAAAGAGCTTACCCATTATTTCCACCCTAGCCTTTTAGATATTCCAACATGGTCCGCACCCTGTTCCCGCAACTTAGTCATTTTTTGTGAGAAGTAAGTACCACTTTCACCCTGAAAGATTGGACTTCCTACTGGACTAAATCTCCATTTACTAAGCAG